GCAACGTCTTGGCACTCTTCGGTACAAACATCAACCGCGACGGCTCGATTCGAAAGTCGAGCACTCCGACCGCGTAGCCGTCCTCATCCACGTACTCCCTAATCTGGTGTTGTTCCATCCAGTGTGGGAGCTCACGAACAAGAGACGGCAGCAAGTGGCTGCGCAGTAGTTGTTCACTACACGTTGGATGCTCACCCAGTTTCTTTTGGATAGAAGCATCCTTCTTTTCCACCGAGCTGGTGGCGCCTGGACCGTACTTAAGGTCCAACATGTGCAGTGGCGGCACGTACCCTAGGATCTCATCGATTTTTAGTCGCGTCTTCGAAAGAAGAACCGCGACCTCCGGCAGGAAAGTTACACCGGAGTCAAGAGACCTGAAAATACGGTTCGTTTCTGCACATGCCTCTTCGGCTTTACGCCACTTGAGAAAGGCTGTCAGCTCTTTGTCCACACCTAGATCGAGAAAATCCGATTTTTGGTAGAACGCAAGCATCTGTCGATACGCGCAAAGGGCCAAGATGTTATCGGCCCCGTACTCGTTATAATCGACCTCAAGGGCCACGATGGCTTTGTAGTCCTTCTTCCTGATAAGTTGGAGGAGGTGCTGTATGTTGCAATCGGTGGCATGGCGTAGTGCGAGCCTTGCGCTGAGATCTTCGAGGATGGTTAACGTCCTCGCGGTTTTGAACGGTTTTTCCCAGGCCATTTTTATCTCCTTGGAGAAGGCTGGTTGCACTGACGGTGATTATTAATCCGCCAAGGCAAAGCTTAAAGAACCACCTCACCCCGACGCCTGTTAGGACGCCGTGATGCCCGAATCGATCAGTTCAGCTGCGGGGCCAGTTGTAGCGGCCGCAACCGTTGTTGAAACGTTGTTCAGCATGTTAGCGATGATCTGCTTTGCCAAACGCCGGTTCGCCGGTGCTGAGCGGGGAGAGAAATAGCCAACGAACGACACTTGGTCGACGAAAGCAATTTTCGGTGGTGCAGTGTAGCCAGCTGCGTTCTGACCGGCGATTGATTCCATCACAGGGATCTCTGCTCGGATTTCGACACGCTGATAACCATTCCGCAACGTCTTTTCGAAGGACGTGATGCGGGGCGAAGCCCCAAGCGGAACCGCCGCAAGAAGTTCACGCCAACGGGCGACCTGACCGAGTTTTGCATCGGCGGCCGAACCAAGGGCAGTGAAATGATGAACGACGGGGGTTGCAGCACCGTCAAAGACGGTTATCGTAGTTTGTGTGCTCATGTAGTACTCCTTTAGATTCTCGGAAGGATACGCTGGGCAGCGTAGGGGCCCTTACGAGCTCCACTCAACGCACCGGCTATCAAGGCGGCGGCGTTAGCGAAGTGGGTGGTTGAAAAAGCCTTCTCAAGCGTGTTCAAGGGCACGAACGGATGCTCTGGCTCTGCAGCCAGGTCCGTATAAACGTCGTCCCCCACGTACCTGTCGTACTCGATTATGGCACGGTGGTAGTTCTCGCCACGCCATTCGATTACGGGGTAACCCGGTGCCGCCTCTACAGTTGACCAGTTATTCATGGTCATGGTCACGGATCGTAACTCTGATCGTGTCCAGCTTTTAAGCTGCAGGAACGGAGCCGAGCTCCAGGCTTCAAGTGAATCCTGAACTGGTATAAACCAGTCCAGAACGAACGAGAAAGGAATTAATTCCCAGGCATACACAGCAGGATCCAATATTCCGGTCTGCCACAGCTTACTGGGCTTCTCTGCCAGTACCCATTTACGGCGGACGACGATCGATTTTCTGATCTCCGGCCACTCGTAGACAGCGCCCCACGCATTCACATAAGTCCTTTTGGGTAATGTGATATTGTAGGCATT